CACAACAACAACAACAACATTGGTTATGTGGATTATTTTTATTTTATATTTGGCAGTTTTATTGACAGGGTTTGTTCATATGTCACGCACATGACGACGATTGTAACGCAGTTGCCCCAGGTCGTGTGTCTGGACACGAGTCCATTCACGACTCCAACAGGGAGGCACGTCGAGCATTCCAGCGGGCATAGGACACAATCTAGTCTGTCGACGGCACCATTCTTCGATCTGAAGTTGCTTGTATATGGGCATGCCATACTTTCGTTCCAACAACTCTCGGGTGCGTTGACCAACAGGTCTAGATTTGACAGTGATGTTTGTGTGATCGCGAGTCCAACTGTCATCGTAGATAGCGCGGCCTGACCCAAGAGCTCTCATCACATACTGAGAGAGTTCTTGCAAAACTGGACAGCCCGCCCACGACGACAGCGCAGATAAAGCTTTCGCGCGCAGCAATGCAGCTCGTTGTTCATGGTTGCCAAAGCGAAACTCGGACATTGACCAACCAAATTTAACTAACTGCTTCAACACGTCGGGGACGTTTACGAGGTCGACTGGATCGAAAACGTTCCCGCAGAAATCCGCAATATAAGGATCCGGGTCTTCCCGGATTTTTATGTTGAATCCCAGGGCTTTGAAGTCGTCATGGGTCGGCACAGGGCCAGTAACCGCAAAGACGCCATCATCACCCTCAACAAAACCTTTACATGTGGCACCCTTCTTGTCACATATAAACAACATCAGCATGAGGTTGGAGAAACCGTTTCCCAGTGACGTACACATGTCACCTGACATTCGGGTTCCTGGCAGCGACACATCGACAGGCTGCCACCTATCGAAGAATCTGCAATGATTAACTCCGGCCAAACTTGACCGTAATAAATCGCAGATACGCTTACCATGCTCAACATTCTGCAGCATATAATCGTACAGCATCAGTTCGCAATGACGCATGAAGCTGGACGACAAATGTGCCTCAAAGCTGGTGTGGTCAGATGTAAATACCTTCACACCTGGCAAGTATAATGTTTGGATTTTTGCAGGCCTGTCGGCAACAGGCACGTGTTTATATAAATTCAGGGATATTTGCGTAGACGACTTCTTCGATGCAATGAATGGCAGGACCAGTGGCACATTTAAACCAGTCCGAGCGACTGTTTATACACCGTGCCTCCTTGTATGCAGAATACCACTCACGTTTGATAAATGAAGTACATCTAGCCATCCGCGCCCTTACTGATTGCCAACGCGGTATGGTCTGGTTATGTCTATTCCAGTCGGCTTGCAGTTGCTTTTGCCGCCACTCTGGATAATTCGTCTTGAGTAACCACGTCGAGACAGACATGTCAACCTCTGGCGCCAACGGCACCAAGTTCATCCTCAACCATTTTGCCACAAAGTCACCAAACTCCTTCATTATCTTAACGTCAATTTGAGGTGTGGCAACACCGAAGCGCTTTGAAACGCCACCTATGACATTCTCGACAACGTCGGGGTCAGGTGCAGGTAGTATGGCACCATCAACATAAAAATCAAGTGCAGCTGCCACAAAGTCGCGACGCTGTCTCGGATTCCGACAATTCGAGACAATCTTCAGTCCGGCTTTCGTGGCAGGCAATGGAGGCAAAGGCACATCACTGCGTCTATACCCGGGATAACACTTGATTGGAGTGTTTAGGTTGATTGGTTTGGATGAAAATTTAGAAGCCCATCGTTTCGCCTTCTTTGCTTCAACCACGTCATCAAGTCGAGTCCAAACATGACAAAGTCTGGCTCCGACGACATAAACTCGTTATACGGCACATTAATGACCTTGACTAAATCTTGATACATTGTGTGCAAATCACCCACCACAGCATCCGTGGCCATGAACTTGCGCATCATGTCAGCTATCAAGACTAGAGGGACATGTATGACGCTTCGACCAACGTCCATACCTTGTGCCCAAGTGACTGGGTCACGTTCGTAGACTGGCATCACATTATCAAATTGGTCATAAGGCACCACACTGATTCGAACAATCTGTGGTTCTTGCCTCAGCATAGTGTGCGACAAAGCATTCGTAGCACGCACATCCAATCCGTTTATGTGAAAGTCTGACAATTGTAACCCTTCAAGCGAGTAATGTCTAGTTGTAGCTACCTGAGTTGTGCAACAACCAAATAACTTGTGGTACATTTTTGTAAACCAAGGCACGTCTCGACGCACCTTGAATTGACTAGGCAGGGCTTCAAGGTGGATGGGCGGATCCACCTTCTTCTCGTCATCGTGTAGGCCAGAGCTCAGCTTGTTCTTGACTATCAATGCTGCAAGCTCTGCCTCCATGGCAGGAAGATTCTCAATAACTGGAGCTACCGGCACACCAACATCTGGTGGAACAGGCCCTTCTTTCATCAGTCTTTCAAATCGACTATCGAACGGGTCTCCATCAGTAGGGTCACTCAGTGGTGGGGGAGCTGGAGCGTCGGGTATCAATGCACTCAACCGACATTCCAGCACACCCTCAGGATCACTTGGTGGCGTGGTTGATGATGTGTCATCAGCATGAGACTCACCTTTCATGGTGTGATCATCCTTCACCTCACGCTCCTTACTCTCCTGGGGCATGGGGTTACAAGGTGACACAACACTAGGTTCTGCGACAGAATTCTCGTCTGCCGTATTGACTTCTCCTTCAGTTGCAACCACTCCATCCTGGACCATAAAGTCATTCCTAACAATAGACTCTAAGTCTGTGGCGTCCAGGACACGAATGGGAGTGTGTGTGTACCCCCCCAAATTGCTATAACACGAGTTGCATGCAGCAAACGAACAGCCGCAGCAATAGAATGCCGGCGTCGATACCGGAGCGGACGCGTTGTGAGCCTTGTTATCTGCATGGTCGACACCGTGCTTAAGATCAAGACCACTCTCGTCTCGTGTAGAGACACTCGAATATCCAGTGATATCGCTCCGTGTCTCCCAGGTATTAATGTGAGGGTATTCCGCAACTGTAATGTGCGGATATAAACTGGTGAGAAGTTTTTCACGAGGTACAGGGCGCCATTTGTAATGGGAGCGCCTTGATGATTTCCCAACATACGATTGCTTGCCATACTCACTGCGATATTCTTTAGTTGTGGCCATAAAAGTAATTGGGTTGATCCCTAACCGACCTTCGGCTAATACAACACCCTAGGTATCATTCAGATGTTGGCCAACGCCTTGCAGCAGAAGAGCGTCTTTCCGTTCAAAAACGGTAATCCACAAACACAGCGCAACCGCCCCTAACGCTCGACAAAGGAGCCGCCCCAGATCGGAATACCGCCGGGCTACGAGGGTGAATGCTAACTGTCCGGTTTTATGGGCCGGCAACCAAACACTGAACGTTCCTTCGGTTTGACGTTCATACTCCCCTAAAAAGGATCCAGGCACCTTGTTATGTGCCGTGTTACCAACACGAGGCCAATTTGGGCCAAACGGTTTAAGCCACTTCCGCCAGTTCTATATCAACTGTTGCGGATGACGTAGGATAAGAACCAGCTGTTCCTAACGCTATGACTACGGCCTGCATGCTCGAAGTTGTTGTTATTGCAAACACCTTTGTGCAAACGACAGTCGACACGCCGTTTACTGGTGAATCAATAGTGTGTACCGTGGAACCGGACACATTGAAATGAGTTACGAGCGAGCAATTTGTAAAGCTAATGGCTGGGTAGGTGATAGCCATGGCATTTGTTCCACTCCAGGACAACCGGACGTGGTACATTGTTCCTGCCATAGCAACATTAGCTGGTATTGTCAACGTAGTAGATGTACTCACTACTCCTAAGTTATTATTGCGTTCGACTCTCGCAGTACCCAATGGTGTTGCGGCCGCTATTGAAGTGGTTGAAATGGCATGGTAGTACCAATTACTACCAACGTTGCCAGTCCATAACTTTGGCTTCTTCAGTGTGATATCGTAGACGACATGCAGTTCACCGACTGTTGCATTTGCTTGGGAACCTGCAGCACCTAAGAAGAAATTGCCATGGTCATACTTCGCGAGATCATCGGCTACAACCGCATATCGAACCAGCTTAGACCGAAACAACGACATGTCGGCCTTGGTCTCAACTGGATAAATGTTGGACTCAGACGGCTTCCCATCGGAAGCACTCGACAGTCCCAACATTTCGATCTTACTGCCTGGAGCAGCTAGATAGGGGTTGTATTGACAAGCGCCAATGATCTGACCCAACGCAGTATTAGTGCTATTGAGCGCATTGGCAGAAGTAGACTTAAAGTAGAACACCAACCCATTGATTTCATACTCTTGGAAAGCACTGGCGACAGTACTCAACCAAGGGAATGTAAGAGCCAAACCTGGGTTAATAGGGAAGCTAGAAACAGCAAAAGCTGTAGAGCTTGCAACATCACTAAGATATTCATGATGCGAAATACGCACACCACGGTCTAAAGTGGCATGCATAGTAGGTACGCGAGATGCGAGTACATTTTCTGCCTGTTCTGTAGTATAGGCACCATATCCGAGCATCCTTGCACCACCTCGGAGTAAGATGCCAGCACCAGGCATGAATTGGTTAGCAATACCCGACAACCCTGCAACAATTGATTTGCTTGCACTAGGTTGTGGTCGTGGTATATTCCGTTTCTGGGATCG